GGAGAAGCCGCAGACCATTGTGGGTTTCAAGATCGGTCATGCCCTGGTGGATGAGCTGGACGTGCTGACCGCAATCAAGGCGCAGCAGGCCTGGCGCAAGATCATTGCCCGGATGCGGTACAACTTGCCCGGGCTGAAGAACGGGGTGGACGTCACCACGACGCCAGAAGGCTTCAAGTTCGTCTTCCAGCAGTTTGTGAAGCAGCTCCGTGACAAGCCATCGCTCAACGAGATGTACGGCCTGGTGCAGGCCAGCACGTTCGACAACGAGCTGAACTTGCCGGACGACTACATCGCCTCGCTGATGGAGTCGTACCCGCCACAGCTGATCCTGGCGTACCTGAAAGGCCAGTTCGTCAACCTGACGTCCGGCACGATCTACACGGCCTACGACCGAAAGCTGAATGGGTGCTTTGACACCGTGCAGCCCGGCGAGCCTCTGTTCATCGGTATGGACTTCAACGTCGGCAAGATGGCGGCTATCACCCACGTCAAGCGCGACCAGGGGCTGCCCAGGGCCGTGGATGAGCTGATCGACGGCTACGACACGCCGGACATGATCCGCCGCATCAAGGAGCGCTACTGGCAGCACGACGGCAACGACTTCAAGAAAACGTGCGAAATCAGGATCTACCCGGATGCTTCGGGCGACTCACGCAAGTCCGTGAACGCCAGCATCACCGACCTGGCCATGCTCAAGCAGGCCGGGTTTGCAGTCATTGCTCCAGCGGCAAATCCGCCAGTGAAGGACCGAATCAACGCTATGAACGCCGTCTTCTGCAACGCGCAGGGCGAGCGCCGCTACCTGATCAACCCGTTTACCTGTCCGACCTATGCCGATGGCCTGGAGCAGCAGGTGTGGGGCGCGAACGGGGAGCCAGACAAAACCGCTGGCATCGATCACGCGAACGACGCCGGCGGCTACTTCATCCACCGCGAGTACCCGATCATCAAACCGGTCACCGCCATCAAAATGGGATTCGCCCGATGAGCAACGACGTTTCCTTCAAACGGGCGGATTACATCGAAACGCTGGAGCGCTGGGCGACCGTTCGTGACGTCTGCGCAGGGCAGCACCGGGTTGTCTCGCGGCTTCCGTACATCAACGCGCACGACAAGTCGCCAGAGAACGAAGACCGGAACCGGGCTTACCGCGAGCGGGCGGTGTTCAAGAATGCGACAGGGCACACCCGTAATGGGCTGCTGGGACTAGCCTTCCACAAAGACCCGACGCTCACAGTACCGAAGAAGCTGGAATACCTGCAGGACAATGCCAACGGCTCCGGGGTGAGCATCTACCAGCACTCTCAGGGCACGCTTGAAAAGGTGCTTGAGGCTGGCCGGCATGGCCTGTATGCCGACTATCACCAGGATGATGGTATCGGCGGGCACTCGGTGATCCTGTCCTATTGTGCTGAAGACATCATTAACTGGCGCACGGGCATGGTGAACGGTCACAGCGTGCTTACCCTGGTGGTGCTGCGCGAGTCACCGGAGATCCCTGATGGTTTCGGCTTCAAGACAGTTGAGCAGTACCGGGAACTGGCGCTTGAGGATGACGGCTTTGTTTGCCGCGTCTGGCGTCGGTCTGGGCCGAAAGGTGGCGGGCCGCTGGCAGTCATTGACGAGTTCAAGCCCAAAGGTGTAACCGGTCGCCTCAAGGAGATCCCGTTCACCTTCGTCGGCGCACAGAACAACGACCCAACCATTGACGAGTCGCCGCTATACGACATCGCCATGATCAACCTGGGCCATTACCGGAACAGTGCTGACTATGAGGACAGCGTTTTCTGGTGCGGCCAGGCTCAGCCCTATATCGCCGGGCTTGATGAAAACTGGCGCGATCACATGGAGAAAAATGGGATCTACGTTGGCTCCAGGGCGCCCATGTTGCTTCCCGCCGGTGGCGCCTTCGGGTATGCGCAGCCGTTGCCAAACATGTTGGCCAAAGAGGCCATGGGCGACAAGAACCAGATGATGATCGAGTTGGGCGCTCGCATGGTCGTCGCCTCGATATCGGCCAAGACGGCGACCGAGGCCCGCGGCGACCAGTCGGCATCAACTTCGGTGCTAGCCGGCTGCGTAGCAAACGTCAGCGAGGCATACACCCGGGCGATCATGTGGTGCGGTCAGTACATGGGTAGCACCGACAAGGTCGCCTACCAGATCAACCAGGAGTTCGTAGAGCTGACGGCTGATCCGCAGATGATCACCGCGCTTGTCGGGCTCTGGCAGAGCGGCGGGTTCGCGAAGGCCGATCTACGCGCCTATCTGCGCAAGTTGGGGCTCATTGCACCGGAGCGTACTGATGTGCAGATCGATGGCGAACTGAGCGAGCAGGCCGATGGCCTGGGCCTGGATAACCTGGAGGCACCGAATGGCAGCAAACCAGGCAATCCTTGATGCCACGATCCGGCACGCGGTTTTTCTCGAAAAGCTGAAGGCGGGGGAGGCGGGCAAGTTCGCCCCCTTCCTCAAGGAGATTGACCGGTCTATTCGGGACCGGCTCACCCAGTCGGACCTGACTGAGTACAACGTCAAGCGGCTTGAGGCGCTGCTGGGCGAGGTTGACAGCCTGCTGCTGGGAATCTTCGACCGGTACAGCGAAAAGCTGAACCTGGACCTGATCGACATCGCCAACTACGAGGCCGAGTTCGAAGCAACCAGCCTTGCCCGGTCGGCGCCTGCGGGAGTCTCGCTTGATCTGGCGGTGCCGACTGCAACAGCGATCAGGACGGCGGTACTCACCAACCCGCTCGGTGTGCGTGGCATTGGCGGCGGCAAACTGCTGAAGTCGTTCATTGATGGCTGGGCCCAGGCAGAGCGTGATCGTGTCACTGGCACAATCCGGCAGGGATTCTTCGAAGGGCAGACGAACTTCCAGATCATCCGCAACATTCGCGGGACCAAGGCGGCCGGCTATAAGGACGGCATCCTGGCCGTTACCAACCGGAATGCCAGCACCATCGTGCATACGGCGATTCAGCATGTGTCGTCCCAGGCGCGCATGGAGGTCGCGAAAGAAAACACCGATGTGGTGACCGAGATCGAAATGGTCGCCACCTTGGACAGCAAGACCAGCCAGACCTGCCGCTCGATGGACAAGCGAAGGTTTCCGGTCGATTCTGGGCCGCGGCCGCCGTTTCACCCGAACTGCCGGACGACTTTTGTCCTCATCACCAAGCTCAGCGTGGTTTTCGCCAAGGACGCTACCCGGGCTTCTGTGGGTGACGACGGCCCGCAGCAGGTCAGCGCAAGCCTTGACTACTACCAGTGGCTCCAACTTCAGCCAGCAGCGTTCCAGGACGTGGCAATCGGCCCTGTCCGGGCAAAGCTGTTCCGTGAGGGCGGATTGAGCGTGCAGCGGTTCGCTGAACTGCAGCTTGATCGAAACTTCGAGCCGCTGACCCTGGCGCAAATGAAGGGGTTGGAGCCTTTGGCGTTCCAACGCGCCGGAATCTGACCGGAAACATTCAATCAGCCGCCTCCGGGCGGTTTTTTATTGCCTGCAAAGCGGGCCGACCAAACCCAAGGGGTGCATCAACGTGGCAGAAGAAAACGAAATCGACCTGGAAAATCCGGCAATCAAGGCCGCTATCGCGACTGCCGTTGAAGCATCCGTTTCGGGTTTGAAAACCAAGAACTCGGAATTGCTGGGCAAGCTGAAGGAAACCTCCGGCAAGCTGACCCAGTTCGAAACTCAGTTCGAAGGCATCGACATCGATGCCGTTAAAGGCCTGCTCAGCCGGGCGGGCCAGGACGAAGAAACCAAGCTGCTGACTGAGGGCAAGGTGGACGAGGTGTTCAACAAGCGCACCGAGCGCCTGCGTGGCGAGCACGACAAGCAGCTGAAGACGCTCGTCGGCCGAGCCGAGAAGGCTGAAGCCTTCGCCGCCAAGTTTCAGGGCAAGGTCCTGGGCGACTCGGTGCGCGGTGCAGCACTGAAAGCCGGCGCGCTGCCGGAAGCAACAGACGACATCATCCTGCGAGCCAAAGGCGTGTTCACCCTGAACGAAGATGGCGAAGCAGTCGCTGTTGATGAGTCCGGCCAGACCATCCTCGGCAAAGACGGCAAAACTCCTCTGACCCCGCTCGAATGGGCGGAGTCTCTGCGCGAAAGCGCACCTCACCTGTGGCCAAGGGCTTCAGGGACACAAGCCCCGGGCGGGGGTGGCGGCCAGGCTGCATTCAAGCGCTCCGAAATGACCTCCGAGCAGAAGCGCGACTTCCAGCGCAAGCACGGCCAAACCGCATATCTCGCATTGCCCAAGTAAGGGGATTCACCCATGCCAACGACTGTAAACAGCGACCTGATCATCTATAACGATGAGGCGCAAACCGCATACCTGGAGCGCGTCCAGGACAACCTGGATGTGTTCAACGCCTCGTCCAATGGCGCCATCGTCCTCGACAACGAACTGATCGAAGGTGACTTCCGTAAGCGCGCCTTCTACAAAGTCGGCGGCTCTCTGGAGCATCGCGACGTCAATTCCACTGACAAGGTGACCGCCAAAAAGATCGGCGCCGGTGAGGCAGTTGGCGTCAAGGCTCCGTGGAAGTACGGCCCGTACCAGACCACCGAAGAGGCGTTCAAGCGCCGCGGTCGTCCGGTTGACGAGTTCTCCCAGATCATTGGCGCCGACGTTGCAGACGCTACCCTGGAAGGCTTCATCCAGTACGCCACCGCAGCGCTGCGTGCTTCGATCGGCTCCAACGCAGGCATGGTTGTCTCGGCCAACATCGAAACCGACGGCAAGAAGACGCTGACCCGCGGGATGCGCAAGTTCGGCGACAAGTTCGGTCGCATTGCCCTGTGGGTCATGCACTCCAGCGCCTACTTCGACATCGTCGACGAGGCGATCACCAACAAGATCTACGAAGAAGCCGGTGTCGTGATCTACGGCGGCCTGCCGGGCACCCTGGGCAAGCCGGTGCTGGTCACCGACACCGCTCCTGCGGACGTAATCTTCGGCCTGCTGCCCAACGCCGTGGTAATCACCGAGTCCCAGGCGCCGGGCTTCCGCTCGTACCCTGTGAACGATGAAGAAAACCTGGGCATCGGCTACCGCGCCGAAGGTACCGTCAACATCGATGTTCTGGGCTACAGCTGGAAGGATGCTGTTGGCGGTGCAAACCCAACCCTGGCCGCTGTAGGTTCTGCGGCCAACTGGGGCAAGCATGCTGACAGCAACAAGGTCACCGCCGGCGTGATGATCACGCTGACCGCCACGCCACCAGTCAGCGGCTGATACTCACCCGAGGACGCGGCCAGCGATGGCCGCTACGGAGATTTCTATGGAACTCATTTATTCCACCCAAAGCTCTGGCTTTGATCCGGATAAGCGCTACCGTAACCCTGAGCATTTCCACCGACCAGAAGCGGGCGTGACCGGTGTTGTCGTGGTTGGCGAATGGCCGAGCGTGGTCGATGCCTACAGGGCGTTCGGCGTCGAAGTGATTACGAAAGACGTTGGGCGCGTGCCGATTGTCGGCGGTGGCGATCATGGCGAACTGCAAGGCCTGATCGACAAGCTCCATGCCGAAAGCGGCGAAATCATTCTCCTGGTTGATGGCCTGGACTCCGGCGAGATTCACCGCCCCGAGTCTGGCGGACTGGCGTTGCGTTTGTTTGATGCGCTCAGCACCATCCATACGTCAGTTGGCGAGTTGACCGCTGAGCGTGACGGCCTGCTCGCTACCGTCGACTCGCTGCGTGGCGAGGTCGAAGCGCTGAAGGCAGTTGCCGATCAGTCGGCTCGCGATGCCTCTGAAGTCGAGGCGCTGAAAGCGAAGCTCGACGAGGCCAAGGTGGGCTACCGCGCCAACGCCTCGAAAGAGTCCCTGGAAAAGCTCGTCGCTGAGCTGCCCAAGGCGTAATACTGCTGGCTGCCGGTGATTCGGCAGTCGAACTTGAAACACTTCCAGCGAGTTGACGCATGACACTCATCATCGAGGACGGCACCGGCAAGCCTGACGCCGAAAGCTACGCGAGCGCCGAGGACCTGGCCCTGTATGCCGTGAAATTCGGCACGGTCATTCCTGCTGACGTTCCCGCGCAAGAGTCTTTGCTGCGCCGGGCCGCCTTGGCAATGGATGGCATGACCTGGAAGGGGCGCAAGACCAATAGCGAGCAGGCCCTGGTGTGGCCGCGCCGGGAAGTTCTGCTCGATCGCGAGATCAAGCCGAACAACTACCTGCCGGCGCGGATCCAGTATGGCCAGATGGCTTTGGCCGCCGAGATTCATCAGGACGACATCTATCCGCCCGAGCAGCGCGTTGGCGGCCTGATCAGGGAGCGCGTCGAAGGGGCGGTTGATGTCCAGTACGCAGTGATCCCAAGTACCAGCCGCCGACTGTTGCCGGCGGCGCCTGACCGCCCGAGCGCAACGCAGTTTGCTGACTACCTGGCCAAGCGAGGCCTATTTGCCATAAGGGCCTGATCATGAGCGATTTTTACGACCGCATGGCTGCTACCGCTCTGCGGTTGATAGCTCGGTATGGTCAGCCCGTCCAAATCATCGACACCAAGCCTGGTGAGTACGATCCTGATACCGGCACCGCCGGCCCGGGGATCGTTATCGAGCAGACAGCCCAAGGCATCCTGCTCGACTTCACCGGCCAGGAATTCCAGAACAACAGCCTCATCAAGCAGGGCGACAAAAAGCTCAAGATCGCCGCGCAGGGGCTTGAATGGGCCCCGAACCTGCTGAACAAGGTGTTCGTCCAGGATCGGACCTGGTCCATCGTGCCCCCACTGAAAGAGATCAACCCGGCCGGCACTCCGCTCCTGTACGAGCTTCAGGTGCGGTCGTGAGCCGCTATGCGGGCATGAACGGCAGCTTCGCGGAGAACATCCGGCAGTTCGCCGAGCAAGCTGCTCAGGGCATTGATGCGACCTTCCGAGAGATCGTTATCGAGATCGGCAGCAGCGTGACTCGCATGTCGCCCGTGGGTAACCCTGAGATCTGGGCAGCCAACGTCGTGCACCGCCAGGCCAACACCAGGGCCGCCGATGGCTACGACTTCAAGGTGGCCATCCGCAATACGCTGATCAATCTGGACGAAAGCAACTTCACCAAAGCAGGGAAGCTGAAGCGCGGCGTGAAGTACGCCAAACCACTGACGAAGGCTGAGCGCGACCAGAACTTCAACGTGAACGGGCTGGTGTCCGGAAAGGGCTATGTTGGCGGACGGTTCCGAGGTAACTGGCAGTTCAGTGTCGACGCGCCGGCAGAAGGCGTTCTGGATCAGGTCGACCCTTCAGGCAATGTCACCATCGCGGTCTTGCGCACCCAGGTGCAGTCGCTGACTGCTGGCCAGACGGCCTACATCGTGAACAATCTGCCATACGGCGTCGCCTTGGAATATGGACATAGCGCACAGGCGCCATCTGGAATGATCCGGGTCACACTTGCAAGGTTCCAGCAGATCGTCGACGAAGCCATCAGGAACAACCAGGTATGAGCCACAACATCATTGCCTCGATTTACGAGGCCCGGGTAATCACCTGGGCGAAAGCCAGGTCTGTACCGCTGAAGGTGGTGGTCGAGAACGAGGCCTATGCGCCGAAGGACGGCGAAACCTACCTTCGGGCCTTCACGCTGCCGGCCGACACCGCCAGCAACACCCTGGGCGACGATCACCGGCTGTACACCGGTGTCTTTCAGGTCAGCATCGTGACTCCGGCTGGCGGGTACCGCGGTCCGGCCGGCGCCTTGGCCGACGAGATCACGGCACTGTTCCCGCTGTACGAGCGCAACACGAAAAGCGGCCTGACTGTCGTGACCCTGACGCCCCCCGACCAGGGCCCAGGCATTCCGGGCGACACCACTTATACGGTGCCATTGTCTTTCCAGTACCGCGCCGACACCGACTGATTCCGCCCACTGGGCAAAACCACTGAACCCGCCATTGAGCGGGTTTTGTCATTTCTGCAACGAGGAAAACCCCCATGGCCGGCATCAAAATGCCCAACGGCGCCACCTTCGAAATCGCTTCTGCCTACGGCACTGCGATTCCGTTCACCGCGCTCACCAATGCAAAACCTGCCGTCGCCACCGCAGCCGCCCATGGCCTGGCCGAGGGCGATATCATTGTGGTCAGCTCCGGCTGGACCCGACTCAACGAGCGCGCTCTGATGGTCGGCGAGATCGCCAGCGGCACCTTCGCCCTGGGTGGTATCAACACCACCAACACCCAGCAGTACCCGGCCGGATCCGGCATTGGCTCCGTTCGCGAGGTGACCACGTTCACCGAGATCTCGCAAATCACCGAGCTCGCTTCGAGCGGTGGCGACCAGCAGTTCCTGACTTACGGCTTCCTGGCTGACGATGACGATCGCCAGATGCCCACCACCAAGAACCCGATCACCGTCACCATTACGGTGGCCGACGATGCATCGAAGCCGTATGTGGCTGTCTGCGAGGAAGCGGACGACGACAAGCAGCCTCGCGCCCTCCGCCTGAACCTGCCAGGCGGCGACAGCATCATCTACAACGGCTACGTGTCGATCACTGCGACCCCGACCATGTCGCGCAACAACCTGATGACCCGGGTTATCAGCGTTGCACTGACCGGCCGCCCAACTCGCTACGCGGCGGTGGTGTAACCCATGGCCAAGTTCACGCTGATCCAGAACCCGACCTTCAAGGCCGACGTATTGATCCCGCAGGTTGGCGGCGAGCCGGTGAAGGTGGGGTTCGAGTTCAAGTATCTCGACCGCACTGCCCTTGCCGAGCTCTACGCCGAGTGGGGTGAGCGCAACAAGGAGCTTGGCCAGAAGGCCGAGGAGATGAGCCTGAAGGAGTTCACCGCTGCCCAGATCGATCTGCAAGTGGATCAGATCAAGGCCGTGGTTGTCGGCTGGGGGTTCGAAGAGGAATTTACCGAGCAGAACATCCGGGTCCTCGTCAGCTCGATTGTCTCGACGCCCACCGCGGTGTTGCAGGCCTACGCCGAAGCATTCAGCCAGGCCCGCCTGGGAAACTCCTAAGCGCCGCACGAGCCCTCTATGAGCCGGGGCCGTCAGATGCAGATCTGGCTGCGTTCGGCTTGTCGCGCAAGGACGTGCCGGTCGAAGAAATTGGCGTGTGGCCAGATAGCTGGCCGGCGTTCACCGTCTTCGAGGCAATGGCCACTCAGTGGCGTGTCGGCGCGTGCGGTGCAACAGGACTGGACTACGGCGTTCTGTCTGGCGTTATGCGGCTGTGCGGCGTGCCTGCCGGCGAGCGGCAAAGCATCTTCCGCGATATCCGTGACATGGAAAACGAAGCCCTGCGGGTGATGGCGGAACAGAGAGAGAGCACATGACCACCAACTTCGCATCGCTGGGCATTTCGGTAGAGTCGTCGGATGCCGTAAAGGCCGCCGGCGACCTGGATAAGCTGGTTGTCGCGGCTGAGGAGGCCGAAGAGGCCGTCGTCGACCTCGGCAAGGCCAGTGACGGCCTGGCCAATACCGGCAAGAAGATCTCCCAGGCGGAAGCGGACGTCGCCCAGGGCATCGACAAGTCGACCACTGCGAGAGAGAAGCAGGCAGGGGCAACCCGCAAGGCTACCGAGAGCGCTACCAGCGAAATCGCCATTATCAGCCAGCTCGACAAGGCGATGACCGGCAACATCGACAGCATTCAGCAGTTGATTCAGGCTGAGGGACTGTTGGAGCGCGCAAGGAAGGGCGGCCTTGTAACGATTGAGGAGCAGGCCCGCTATCAGGACCAGCTCGGCAAGGCTTACGAAAAGATCGAGAAGGCCGAGGCCAAGGAGACGGCCCAGAAACAGCGGTTGATCGAGGCTGAAAACCGTCAGATCGAAGCGCTCAAGCGCACCGTGAACAGCATCGACCCGGTAACGGCCAAGCTGGCCAAGCTGGAGGCCCAGGAGAAGGCGCTTAACGACCTGCACAAGGCCGGACAGATCGACGCAAGCCGGTACGCTGACGCACTGGCCAAGATCGGCAGCGACCGGTCCAGCCTTGAGAAGACCAAGTCGGGCTTCGATTCGCTGAATCTTGGTTCGCGAAAAGCAAAGGAGAATGTCACTCAACTCGGGAATGCACTTTCCTCTGGCGACTGGGGAAGTGGTGCGCGCGCGATCGCGCAACTGGGGGCCGGCGCAGGGGTAAGCGCTGCAAGCCTGCTTGCTATAGTCGGTCCAATTGCTGCGGTTGTTGGTGCCGTCGTCGGGCTCGCCTACGCCTACGTCAAGGGGGGGCAGGAGGGGCAGGAGTTCAACAAGTCGCTGATCCTGACCGGCAACTACGCGGGCACAAGCACCGGCCAGCTCGCCGACATGGCTCGCCAGGTCAGTGCAACCGCCGGAACTACTGGTGCGGCTGCCGAAGTTCTTGCCACCCTGGCCGGTAACGGAAAGCTTGCCAGTGGCAGTTTCGTCGAAATATCCGAAGCTGCACTTGCGATGCAGAAGGCCACCGGCAAGTCCGTCGACGAAACAGTGGCTGAGTTCGTCAAGATCGCCGATGACCCGGTGGCCGCTGCGAAGTCGCTGAATGACCAGTACCACTTCCTGACTGCCTCGGTGTACTCCCAGATAATCGCGCTCAAAGAGCAGGGCGACACCATCGGAGCGGCCAAGCTTCTCACCGACACCTACGCAGACACCGTCCAGACTCGCGCAGGACAAATATCCCAAAACCTTGGAGTCATCGAGAAGGGGTGGAACTCGGTACGCGATGCCGCCAAGGGCGCCCTCGATGCAACTCTGAATATTGGTCGACAAGAGACACTAGCTCAGCAGGCCCAGGCCTTGCGTGAGAAGCTTTCAAGTCCAGGCGCTTACTCGAGCCTTCCCATATTTGGTGAGGACAATCCAGATCTCTCGAAGGTCGGAAGAACTCGAGACGAAGATCAAAAGCAATTGAATTTGCTTGAGTCGTATATCGAGATCGAGAAGCGGCAGAGCAAATATCTTGGTGACCAGGCCGTTGCACAGAAGGCTGCGATAGAGGCTCAGGAGAAGGTCGATACGCTCACCAAGTCTTCGATGA